ATGGCTGAGCTAGCTTGCTTTTGTTACCCTCATTTGGAAAATGATAGCTATAAATTTATACCATTCAACAGTTTGGCTATAAAATGTATGTTGGCAGCTAAAGTAGAAAAGAAGGACATGGATAAATTTTATAATTCAATTATCTATGGAATAGCACCACCGCCCCAATTTAGAAAAAGGTATAATACTAATGACAATTCAAGAGGCATGAATTTTGAATCGGAGATGTTTATAAAGGTGGCTTCATTAGTTTGCGAAGCATTAAATTCCATTAAAGTTACGCAAACTGACATTTCGAGTGTACTATCACGTGTTGTTTCAGTTAGGCATTTAGAAAATCTAGTTTTAAGAAGAGAAAACTGTCAAGACGTGCTTTTTCATTCGAAAGAATTGCTAATTAAATCAACTTTGATTGCGATAGGACAGTCTAAAGAAATTGAAACTACTGCGACAGCTGAAGGGGGTGAAGTTGTTTTTCAGAATGCCGCATTTACTATGTGGAAATTGAATTACCTCGACCATACGTTGATGCCAATTTTAGATTCGAATTTTGTTGAGTACAAAATAACACTAAATGAAGACAAGCCAATTTCTGATATACATGTAAAAGAACTAGTCTCTGAACTTCGTTGGCAGTATAATAAATTTGCTGCAATCACGCATGGTAAAGGGCATTACAGAATCGTGAAGTATTCTTCGGTCGCAAATCACGCTGATAGAGTATATGCCACATTCAGAAATAACGCGAAATTAAGTATGAACAACGATTTTAATTTACTGGACCAAAGAATAATATGGCAAAATTGGTATGCGTTTACGTCTTCGATGAAACAAGGAAATGCGTTGGATGTATGTAAGAAGTTGCTGTTTCAAAAAATGAAGCAGGATAAAAATTCTTTCAAAGGCCTGTCAACTGATAGAAGAATGGATGAAGTTTCGCAAGTTGGTCTATAA